AATGGCAATTCTTATCTTGAGATGATTCTTGTTGGTGGCTCTGACCCCTATGACGAGGATTCTAAGGATGCTCTTAGTGCCAAGATTGTCCGTTCTATGATGGCAGAGCGTAATGCTCATATCAAGGAAGTCGAGAGCAAGGGTTATATGGGCAATAAGGGCTCTGCTTCTGCGGGTTCTTCTGCAAAGTCTGGCGGCTTTGGTAAGGCTAAGACTGGTTCTTTTACTACTATTGAAGACGACGACGAACTGCCGTTCTAAGTTGTAAGAAAGGAGTAAAAGAATATGGCTATTGATTTAATGAATCTTGCTCCAACCACAATTAGTAGAGACCTTAAGGGTAAGTATGTATGCCTCTATGGTGATGCTGGTAGCGGTAAGACCTCTCTTGCCGTTTCTTTCCCTAAGAATCTTCTACTTGGATTAAATTAAACGAGGTAAAAAATGAATAATTTGTTTTCTATCAGCCGAAGAAATGATACTAAAGGCGGCTCGATTATTTGGACAGAGAGCCAAATAGCCTATATCATTAACGAGTATAATTCTACTCATAGCACTGTAACTATTGCTAAAAAATTTGGAACTAATCCTCAAATGATTCGTAATGTTTTACGCAAAAATCGGGTAACAATTTTATCTTTAAGTGAATTAGGTATGTTGGAATATCCAAGGAATTCTAATTACTTTGAGAAAATTGATACTCCTGCCAAAGCATATTGGTTAGGTTTTCTTTATGCCGATGGTTATATTGGCAAAGGAAAAGATAAAAGAGTTCGTATTACATTAAAAAAAGATGATGAACAGCATTTAAATAAATTTTTACAGGCAATTGAAGCTACAAATACTTTAGTTAAATACTCTCAGAAAAAAGATGGAGAAAAAGTTTTTAAACAAGCTTATTGTTGCCTTAGAGATTCCAAGTTGGTTGAAGATTTAAATAATGCTGGTTGTACAAATTGCAAGTCTTATACATTAACATTTCCTAATAGTGATATTTTACCAGAGCATTTACAATCTCATTTTATTCGAGGATATTTTGATGGTGATGGAAGTTTGCATAGCACTCTTTCAGGGAAAAATAAAACTCCTCGGTATAGGATTACTTTTGTTGGCACGAAATCCTTTTTAGAGATTCTTAGACACATTTTAGGAAAAGACTATATTGCCATTGAAAATCGTGAGACATATTGTATGTGGCAATAAACAATTAGTTTCAGTTTTAGAGTATTTATATAAAGACAGTGAAGAAAGTATTGAATTAACTCGAAAAAGGCAAATTTATAATAAGTTTTTACTACAAGTCCAATGATAGTGAACTTAGAAATCTAAGGTGTGAATATGTTTTTATGTATTTGCTAACGGTAAAGACCCAGTGAAAGTCTGGATAATACCGTGCCAAGTTTGCACAAAAGTGCTTAAAGGTGTAACGACCATCCCCGTAAAGGGGTTAGGATTAAAGCGTGGTGAAAGTCCAAATCCGAAGCGCTATCACTTATTTGAGCTTGCCATATTTCTCAAATAAGAAGAGATGGTCTATTCCTTATGGTAACATAAGGTAGGTAAAGTTGAACATGGTTGGAACGCACAGTCTAACATTTATGCAGTTGATGTTCCTACTTGGGCAGATTTCAAGGCTTATGTAAAGCAACTGAAAAAGCCTGAGATGAAGGAAAAATTTGACACAATTTCGCTCGACACGATTGCTATTGCTTGGGACCGTTGCATTGAGTATATTTGCGATAAGAATGATGTGGAAAAGATTAATGACATACCTTATGGTGGAGGTTATTCCGAAGCTCGCAAGGAATTTGAGAAAATGATTATTACCATTACACAGCTTGGTTATGGTCTTGTTATCATTGCTCACGCAGATATACATCTTGAAGCCGACCCTGATAATGCGAACGCAGAAGTTCGTGTACTTGGTCCTGCTGTTCCTAAGAAGGTTGCTGACATTATAAATCGTCTTGTTGATATTACTGCTTACATTAATATTGATAAGAATGGTGAACGTTGGCTTTATCTTCGTAGCACTCCTACTATTACGGCAAAGAGTCGTTTCCGCTATACTCCTGACCGCATTCCTATGGGATATGATAATCTTGTTAATGCTATCGCTGATGCTATTGAAGAGGAGGCTAAAAATGGCGGCACAGTTGTAGACACGCCTGTTGAAGCCGCTCCTGAAAAGAAGCAGGTTGATTTTGATGCTCTGGTGGCAGAGATTAAGGCATACGCTGTTGCTATGAATAAGATGGAAAAGATGTCTGAGTACACCAAGATTGTTGTGGAATATCTTGGCAAGGGTAAGGCAGTTAAAGACTGTAATGAATCTCAGGCGGATATTCTCATGCTTATTCTTTCTGACCTCCGTGATTGGGGTGCGGAGAATGACCTTGACATTGCTCGCAAGGTTTAATAATTAATGATACAAGGGAGATTGGAGAAAGTAAACAAACTATATCCTTTCTCCCTTGTTTTTCCTTTTACGTTTTATAAAATTTTATAGAAATGGGGTGTTTTATATCGGTAGAAAGCCAAATAGAGTTTTTACTTGTGCTCGGTGTGGACTTTAGTATCCATCTGAATTAAAAATTACAGTTGCGAACAAAAATTATTGCCCAAGTTGTGGCACTATTCGCCGTCAAAGAGCAGAAGATTATAAAAATCTATTCAATTATATCTTTTTTACAATGGGCTACGATGGTGTCTTAGACCCCAAAAAAATGTCTGTTCCCGTAAGTATTCTTAAAAAAGGGTATCATATGGATGCTTCTAAGGTTCTTTGGACTCTTAAATATATTAATGAGTATGAAAAGAATAAACCTCGAAGAATGCAGACAGAGATGGATTTAATTAAACTGGTAACTTCTTACTATCTTCAAGCTAAATTCTTTTGGGCAACCTGTGAAGAATTAGACCAAAGTTCAACCCAAGAAAAAATTGATGAAAGTTTAGACCATCCAATTCATCAGATTGTAATTAATCGTTCTGACCTTGAAAAAGCTCGTCTTGCTGATGAAGAAAAACGTGCTATTCGAGAACATCGTATAATTCCAGAAGATTATGACGGTGATATTGATGATTTAGACTTTGATTCATTGGTTTGGGATGCAGATTATGACCGAGAAGTGTTACAGCATCGTAAAGAGCTTTGGGAAGCCGAGAAAGCGAAAGAAGAGGAGGAATTTTATTTTACTGATGAAATTCTACCAGAAGACCTCAATGAAGAGGATTTATTACTTTATAAAGGAGAGACAGATTCGTGGCAAATAAAATAAGTTATGACCAAGATGATTATAATTCTCGCATTGCTGCTCTTGAAGTAATTGGCTGTATTATTTAGAAGCCTGATTTACTGGCAGGTCACAGACTTGAAAAAACAGATTTTACGAATCTTGTTGCTCAAGCTGTTTTAACTGCGGTAAAATACTTGTGGGCAAAAAGAGTAGAGTTCATTGATATTAATATTATCAACGAATGTCTCTCCAAAAACTATCCTACTTTTTATCGAATTTATCAAAGAAGTCAGGGAGATAATTTCGTAGGTCAGGCAGTTACCAAATGCCATCCTATGAATTTTGAAGCTAACTATAATGAACTCAGAAAATTTTCTTTGCTTCGCTCTTTGATGAATCAGGGTATTGATGTAACAGACATTTATGACCCAAATGAATTTGATGATGAAGAGGGAGACAACAAGAAGAAAGAGTTCGTTAAAATGACAACGGATGATATTCTTCTAAAAATCCGTCAGAAATTGATGAGTACCACACTTGATTATTCGGCTAAAGCTGGTCGAGATAGTGTTAAAGCTGGTGGTACAGAGTTGCAAGAGTTTGTTGAAAGTCGTAAAAATGGTGGTAGTTATGGTTTAAGTTATTCCAGCAATTTTTACACTACTATCACAGGCGGTATGAAGCCAAGACATTTTAATATGATTTCGGCATCCACAGGTAGCGGGAAATCAAGGGTTAGTATTTCGAACATTTGTCATACTTTCGCAGTAGAATATTATGATAATAAGTTAAAGAAATTTGTTTCTAATCCTCATGGTACTCAAAACGCAGTTCTTTATATTGGCACTGAGATGGAACTTGTGGATGAAGTTGAACCTATTATGTTGGCTTATATTGCAGATGTTCCACAAGACCATATCATGGACTATGATTATGCTGATGGAGAATATGAACGAGTTCTTCATGCTATTGATGTTCTGAACAGAAGTCAAATTTATCTTGAGTATGTCCCTGATTACGATATTTCTACTCTTGAACAAACCATTGAAAAGTATGTTCTTCAGAAGAATGTAAGACACGTTTATTTCGATTATATTCATATTACAACAGATTTGATTGCAGAATTTCAGGGAGAAGCTAAGGCTAAAATGCAACTTCGTGAAGACCAAGTTCTATCTAATGTAGGTACGAAATTAAAAGAACTTACTCGTAAATATGATATAAGTCTTGATACTTGGACTCAAGTTTCAGGAGACTGGAAAAATGAGAATAATCGTGACCAAACTATTATTCGTGGAGCAAAATCTTTGTCTGATAAAGTAGACTGTGGTAGTATCATGATGCGTCCTACTACAGCAGAACTTAAAAAGATTGACCCAATTTTAAAGAACCGTTTTGGAGGGAAAAAACCCAATCTTTATATTGCTACTTATAAAAACCGAGGCGGTAAATTCGTAAATGTCAAAGTTTGGTTGTATGTGGATTATTCTACCATGCGTGTATCTGATTTGTTTTGCACTGATTACGATAACAAATTAATTGATAAAGGCTATTTGCCCGAAACATTTGTTTCAGTCAACGAAGATGGCATAGTTAATTATAGTAGACATAAAGAAGATGTTCCTGTTGGGGCGGGAATCTCTGCGGAACATACTACAAATGGTGATACTACAAAATTAATGAAGCCAACTAAATATGAAGCAATTTATTCCGATGAAACTGGTGGAGACGACCCAGCAGAAAAAGCAATTAAAGAAGCTATGGAAACGGGCGAAGTGACATCAGTTGTAAGTAAAAAGTTGCAAAATAGGCTTGACCTTGAAAAAGAAAATGAAGAAAATATGTATTCTACTAAAGTAACCAGAGAAGATTTTGATGCTGATGGTTGGCCAGTAGATAAGTTTAATGAAATTGAGGAAGAAGAATAATATTCTCCTCTTTGGTTGATAACTATGATTGATAAAGACGAACTATTACAACGAATAACACCTGAAATTGTGATTGAAATAATGGACGAAAATGGGGCTCCTTTAAACCACACAAGTCGAGATGGTTCAACGGGACAAAAACTTCTTTGGTTTAAAACCGTGTGTCATGGGGGCTCTAAACCAAAACTTTGTTATTTTACACAATCTAAAAATTTTTTCTGCTATACTTCTTGCGGAGTAATGAGCTTTTTTGAGTGTATTAAAAGAATTAGAAATGTAAGAGATTCTGATTTTTATAAGGGCGTAATCCTTTATGTTGCTGAAAAAATAGGAATGAAGCCAACTCAAGAAAAGGGTTTCGGAACTTATCGAAAAGATGATAGAGATGATATGCGCACCCTTGAAGATGGTGTAAGTATTTCTGGGTGGAATGGCTACTGTGAGAAATTAAAAAAACAAAACGAAGAAATTAACAATAAAATAATTTCAGACGAAACAATTTTAGACTATTTTGAAAATAAGGTATATGAGGGCTGGTTAAAAGAGGGCATTTCTGAGAAGTCCATGAAAAAATATGGGATTAAATGGTACGAATATCAGAAACATATTGTTATCCCTCACCGTAATAAAGATGGACAGCTAATTGGCATTCGTCGCAGAAGTTTAAAGCCAGAAGACAGAAATAATAAATATATGCCTGAATTTATTGAGGGTAAAGATTATGGACATTCTTTGGGGCTAAATCTTTATGGTTTATATGAAAACAGAGCTGCAATAGAAGACAGGGGTAAGGCTATTATTGTCGAGGGAGAAAAAAGTGTTTTGCTTTCAGACACTTATTTTGGTAAGAACAGCATTGCTGTAGCTACTTGTGGTTTTTCTGTTTCAAATAAACAGGCAAATCTTTTAGGAGACCTTGGTGTAAGACAAGTTTATCTTGGTTTTGATAAAGACTTCGATGAGTTTAATAAAGATGCTGTTATGAAATATAATAGTAATCCTTCTACCAAACGAGACTTTGAGATGTATAAAAACAAAATTAATTCTATTGCTTCTAAATTAGCTGGAATGGGATTTGCTGTTTATATTATCAAAGATAAAGAAGGAAAGTTAAAACTTAAAGATTCGCCTTTTGATGAAGGTAAAGAAACTTTTCAAAAGTTATTTGCAAATGCAGAAAAGTTTGACCAGAAAAAATTGAAATGGTAAAGGTGATAATTATGTAGACGAGGAAAAATAAATGAAAAAATTACAATGGAAAACAAAATTTAATACTTAGTTTAAAGAAGAAGTAGACTTCTTAGATACTCTTCTTGAAAGCTATGGTATTACAGACGTAAAAAGTTTTGTCCATCCTGTTAGAAGTAAGTCTTTAAATGACCCATTTCTAATGAAGAATATGGATACAGCTATAGAGTTAGTTCATGACAAACTAAAAGAAGATTGTAAAATTTTAATTTATACCGATTCAGATTGTGACGGAGCTTGTTCGGCTGCTATAATGACACAATTTCTTCAATATCTTAAGCCTAATGTTAAGTTGGACTATACTTATTCTTTACAAAAAGACCACGGCTTAACAATGGAGAAATTAGCTAATTTCACAAAAGATGAATTTGGATTGATTATTATTCCAGATGCTTCTATGGAAGTGAAAGAGGCTATTCAAATAACAAGAAATTTTTCTGCTCCAATTTTAGTTCTTGACCATCACCAAGTAGAGACCCAAACGATTGATACTTGGACAGGAGAATGGATGGCAAGAGAAAAGGCAATAGAAATTTACAAAGAAAATCCAGAAGAATATAAAACTCGTTTTAGAACAGATTGTTATACTAATTATTGCGTTGCAGTAAATAGTACAGATGGGCAATATCCCTGTGATGCGATTTGTGGCACAGGTGTTGTAATGAAATTTGCCGAAGCATATTGTGAGAAATATGAACTTGACACAGAAATTCTTGATGAAATGATGGAACTCGTTTCTTTAGCTGAAATAGCTGATGGAATGGATAGCATTCAGGGTGAATCAAGATGGTATATGCTTGAGGGACTTAAAGAGTTTTATTGGCACAATGATTTCATTAAAGAACTTTGTGATAGACTTGCCGATGAAATGCCTTATGGTCGTACAATTAGTTCTATGGGCTGGACTATTGCGCCTAAAATAAATGGTGTCTTTAGATATGGCACAGAAGATGAAATTATAAATATGTGCCGTGCTATTCGTGGAGAACAAGAAACAATTATTTATAAACCTCGACGTAAAAGCAAGAATGACCCCGTTCCAGAACCAGAAGAGCATACTCTTCAATGGGATATGGCAAGGACTTGTTGTAATGTAAAAAGTAGGCAAGATACTGCTGTACGCTCTTTTATGGAGAAAGTAGAGGAGATTATCAAGAAGACAGAGGCAAATAAAAACACGATTTTATTTGTCGATTGTAGTAGCGTAATTGATAAGAAAACTGTTACGGGACTTGTGGCCAACAAGCTTGCTTCTAAGTATTATCGTCCTGTCGTACTGTTGAGGGCTTTTAGTCCCACAGAATTTGGCGGGTCTTGTCGTAATTATAGTCAATGCGAAATTAAAAATTTGCGCGATTTTTTACGGCAATGCGGTATTACTGTAAAGGGACATGATAATGCGGGTGGCGTGTTTGCCGATAAAGATAAAATTCCAGATGCAATCAAAAAAGCAAACGAACTGTTTCCTCCCGAAAAACTCGCTGTGGTGCATCCTGTCGATTGGGAGCTTCCTTTGTCCGACCTTAAGAAAGAATATATCTCGGAAGTGGCAGACAACTATGCAATTTGGGGCAATTCCGTCCCTTCTCCTACTTTTGCTATTACTGGTATCCGAGTAAATGCAAGTCAGATTACTCGGTCTGGTCCTAACGGAGCAAAAACTTTCATTCGTTTTAAGGCTAATAATATTTCTTTTGTTAAGAAGTATTGTGCTTCTGGTGAATTTGACACTATGACGATGAAAGACAGAGTTGGGTTTGGTGTCAGTAAAAAGAATCTTTTGATGAATGTTATTGGCGAATTTCAATATGAAAAATATGAGGATAAAAATTATCCTGTTGTGAAGATTCTTTATTACGATGTAGAAGAAGACCTTGAAGCTAATGAAGCTGATAAGCAAAAAATGGCTGGTGGAGATTGGTCTGAGATTGAAGAATCTGCATCTACTAAATCAACGAAAAATAATGCAACAACTGTTGCACAAAAGGAAGAAAAGAAAATTGATGCTGATGAATATCGGGACGATTTTTATTTCTAAAAAGGTTTTAAGATTTTAAAGGTGTGAACTTTTGAATTATATATAGGGAAACTTTCAGATAGGAATGAAAGTTTCCCTTGACAGATATTGGTAGACGTGATATAATATAGACAAAATTATGAAAAGGAGAAAAGCCAATGGAATTTTATGAGAAGTTCCTAAAGGAAAAGTCCGAAAGTCTGGCTTAGATGTTGCCTTTCTTTTCTACTCATAATCATACTGAAATAAGCAACTTTCGTCTAAGAGATTGTATTATTAAATTAGATGAGCTTATTAATCGAGCAATTGAGTTAGGGTATGACGGAATATGTTGTACGGACCATGAAGCTTTGTCTGGTCATGTGCGTTTAATTAAGCGTTACAAAGACTTAAAAAAGTGGAAAAGTATTCTTGATAAGTATGAAACATGGGAAGAATTAGAACAAAAAGAAGATAAAGACGATGTAAAGAAGATAAAAAAGAATATGAAATGGCTTGAAAAATTTAGTTCTGATTTCAAGCTTGGGTTGGGAAATGAGATTTATCTTATTGATAGACCCGACGAAAATGAAAAGATAGCTAAATTTTACCATTTTATTCTTATTGCTAAAGACGCTAAAGGATATGAACAACTGCGTAGAATTTCTTCTTCTGCTTGGGAACATTGGTTTAAGCAAGGGAGAATGGAAAGAGTTCCTACCTATAAAGACGAACTTGAAGCTATCATTGGTGATGAAAAGGGACATATTATAGCGCAGTCAGCTTGTTTTAGAAAAGGAGCTTTAGTTACTACTTTACATGGGCAAAAGCCTATAGAAACTATTACAAATGAAGATTATGTGTTAAATAAATATGGAAAATATGAAAAAGTAAATTTCCCTACACATCGTTTTTATAACGGGAATGGATTCGAAATTAAAGTAAAGGGTGTAGGAGATACATTAATTTGTACAGAGAACCATAAATTTTTAACAATAACAAATAATAAGGCTCAATATTATTTTAAAAATCTTTCTGAGGATAATTTAACATGGATTGAAGCAAAAGACTTGTGTGCAATTTATGGTAGTTCAAAACATCAACTGTTATTACCTGTATCAAAGCAATATCTTTCTGATAAAAAAGTTATAATAAAAGAAGAATGGGATAATATAGCATTAAAAGAAACAAAAATGTCTCATCGTGTAACGCTTTTGCCTAAAACTATAACTATTACACCAGAAATGATGCGATTTTTTGGGCTCTTTCTTGGAGATGGCTGGATTAATAAATTATCAGCAAAAACTCATCGAGTCGGAATAGCTTTTAGCGAAAAAGAATTTGATTATTATTATTCGTTTGTAAAAACTTTAGAAAGTAGTTTAAATATTAAATGGTCAATTAACTATAGAAAAGACCAGCATAAATATGAAATAAGTTCTCAGTCAAGTGATTTTTATAATTTTATGTATTATCTTTTTGGAGAGTGTGATGCATATAATAAAAAAATCCCCAATAGAATAAAAAATATTTCACCAGAATATGATAGAGAGTTATTGTTCGGATATTTATTAGCAGATGGGTATTTTAGAATACGAGAAGCTAAAAAAATTAATGTTAATCATTCAAAAGAACAAAAAGATTTTCCTGAGACTGGTGAATGGGTAAGTGCTTCGGTATCAAAACAATTAACTCAAGATATGTTTGAATTAGCAACAAGCTTACTAATCCCGTGCAATATCACAATTGCTCCTGAAAGAGTAGATGGTAAAGGAACACATCATTGTGAAGCTTATTATTTGCGAGGGACTGGAAAAGTAATGCGGGGAATTAAAAAAATGCGTTTTTATTCCCATGAAGATGTAAATACTTTATTGTTAGCTGCTATTGATAAAAAGAGATTTATTAATGTTAATAATATTTGGTACAAAAAAATGTACATTCATTCTATCAAACAAATAAATATGAATGAAATTGTATATTGTTTAAATAATAATTCTCATTCTTTTGTGTGTAATAATGTAATAGTTCATAATTGTTTGGGGTCAGAATTAGACAATTTAATTTTACGCTATCTTGAGACAAATGATATTGCCTATAAAAAGCAAATTCATCATTTTATTCAATGGTGTATAAAAGTTTTTGGCAAAGAAAATTTCTTTCTTGAAATTCAGCCTTGCGTAATTAAACAAGATGAAGACGGGAATAATTTGCCACATGAGCAAGCAATGGTTGACCAATTTATGTATGTCTTGGCTGATGCTTATGGGCTTGATGTAGTTTGTTCTACAGATAGTCATTATGGGGCTAAAGAAGATGCAAAAATTCACGAAGCTTATTTGAAAGCTGATGATGATGAAAAGGCTTCTGACCGAGAAGTGGCTGCTTTTTATGAGACTGCTTATATGTTTGGTAAGTCTGAGTTAGTAGAAACTTTATCTGCTTTTCTTACTGAGGAACAAATTTCCAGAGCTTTGAATGGAACAAAAAAGGTGTATGATATGATTGAAACATATGACCTTTATCATCCGACAATTGTTCCTACAGATAAAAAGCTTCCTCCATTTAAGTTGCGCCACATATTTAAAGATTGGTATGATAAATATGAATACATAAGCAAATTTGCGCATTCTGATGATATTCAAGACCAATATTTACTTTATTTGGTAGAACAGGGATTTGACCATCATAATCAATGGGGAGATTCAACTTATCATTTTGCCACTTATGATGAAAACGGAAATATTATTGAAGAGCATGATAAGACAGTAACTCAAGAAGAAAAGATAGCTCGTATCAATGAAGAATTTAGTAGTTTTTGGCAAATTTCTGAAAGATTAAATCAAAAGCTTTCAGCATATTATGTGCTTGTTAGAGGATTGGTACATGAAGTTATGTGGAAAGTTTCTTTTGTTGGTGTTGCGCGTGGTTCCGCAGGAGGTAGTTATGTGTGCTATCTTTCTGAAATTACGCAAATTAATCCTCTAAAATATGACTTGCCTTTTTGGAGACATAGTTCTCCTTTAAGACCTGAGTTACCAGATTAAATTTATTAGTCGAGAACAGCAGTAATGTTGTTTGTTAAGTCCTGTAAACCTAAATTGCAATAGGGTGTGCAGAAATGTGCTAACGGTGAAAGCCTAAAGTTACGACCAAGGTAATACCGTGCCAAGCTTATGCGAAAGCATTTGAAGGTGTAACGACTATGCCAGAGGGCAGTAGGGTGGATAAATGCTACCACTCGAAAGACGGATACCCTAATAGTTCGGCTAAGGGTAAAAAGATAGTCTACTCCGACTCTTAAATGAGTGTTAAAGTATTAGGAAACTAACGGTATGAAGGATTGATGTTGACAGCGAGGCTTTAAAGCGTCCTCTCATTTTCCAGAATATGCATGATTATTATGGAGATGAGAATGTTTTAAATACTCTAACTTTAAAAACAGAGGGAACAAAATCTGTTATTCAGGTTTGTTGTAAAGGTCTTGGCATAAATAATGATGATGCTCAGTATCTTGCCGACCTTGTTCCTTTTGAACGTGGTAAAAACTGGTCGCTTTCTGATTGCTTTAATGGCAATGAAGATGAAAATAGACCTCCTCAAGTCGAGTTTATAAATGAAGTTGCTAAGTATGATGGATTAAAAGAAACTCTACTTAAAATTGAGGGATTGATTTCTGGTAGGTCAATTCATGCCTCTGCATCTTATATTTTTGATGCTGGATATATTGCTCAAAACAGTAAAATGAGAGCGCCAAATGGCACAACTATTACCGCTTATAATATGGAAGATTCTGATTATATGGGTGGTTTGAAAGTGGATTAACTTATTATTTTTCGTTTTATTTATTATTTAATTTTTGATTTTTAAAGAAAGGAGGAAAATTATGTGGCTAATGTCTGAAGAAGAAAAAGTAAAAGTTGTTGAAGCATATTAGCGTGGAGATAGTATGTCGAAAATATGTAGAGATTTTAATAAACCTACAGAAATTTATTCTGTGAAATGTTTAATTAACCAACTTGGTATAAAAAAAGTTTATTAGCCTGTAAATGAAGATAAAGTTGTTCAATTATATCAAAACGGATATAATCTCAGAAAAATAAAAAAGATTATGGATGAAGATGGATGCAAAATTGGACAAAGAGGACTTATTAAAATATTAAAAGCTCATAACATTCCCATAAAAACAAACTCAGATTACATAAAAATTTATCATTGCAATGAAGATAAATTTTCTGAATATGATAAATTTTCTTGTTATTGGGCTCGGTTGTTGGCGGCAGATGGATGTGTATTTTCTCGTCATAAAAATGGCGAGCCAACAGAATTTACGATAGGATTAAAAGATGATTATGATACCGTAAAAGGATTGCAAAATTATCTTGAATATAATGGGAAAATATATGAGAAAAAGAGTGATTATGATGATGGTATTACTTATACCTTAACTGTAAATTGTAAAGCTGTTGTTGATTCATTAATTAATAATTTTAATATTGTCCCAAGGAAAACATTAATTTATAATCCACCACAAAATATTCCAGAAAACTTGCAAAAATATTTTCTTTTGGGGTATATTGATGGTGATGGAAGTTTAACATATTATAGCGGAATTAAAAATCATGTGCCTGAATGGAAAGGTTTTAATTTAAATATAACAGGAACATCAGAAATGATTGAATTTACGCGAAAAGTGCTAAACAAACCAAATATTAAAGCTTTTCAAAGGAGACCAGAAAGGCATAAAAATAATTGGACACTTAATATTCAGGGCAATGAGCAACTTTATAATATTCTCAGTTGGATTTATGATGATAAAGAAATTAATCGTATTTGTATGCAACGCAAATATAATAATTGGTTAATTCTTAAATCTCAAATTGAAGAAAAACGAAATAATGAAAAATAAACCAGTCCACTATAAATCTCATAAATTGCGGGGAACTCCTAAGAGCCTTAATAACCAAGTTTATTTAGCGATAAATAAATGGCGAAGAGTAACGGCTTCGGTATGGTAAAATCATTAAGGATTGGACAATCAAACGCAGCGAAACCTGTTGAAACATACAGGGACGTTCAACGACTATAATTGAGGCGCGAAAGTGATTGTATAGTCTACTCCGACCTTTTAGGTGTTAAAGTATTGGGAAACCAACGGTATAAAGGACCTTAACGATTGAAATGCTTGATAAGTTGCACAAAGCAATAGATTTGCTTATAGATGCAAAAGTGATAGAAGATAAGGGAAGTTATAAAGCAAATTATGATGCTTATTTACACCCTGATGTTTTGGATTATAATGACTACAAAATGTGGAATCTTCTTGACCAAAATCAGATTCTTGACGCTTTTCAGTTTGATAGCGCAATGGGCCAACAGGTTATTATCAAAACCCAACCTCGTTCTATGCTTGAGCTTTCTACGGCAAACAGTCTTATGAGACTTATGGCACAAGACGATGCTACAGAAGCTCCTATGGACACTTATCGACGTTATAAAGATAACATTCAACTTTGGTATGATGAGATGGAACAATGGGGGTTGAACAGGCATGAGCAAGAAATAATGAAAAAACATTTAGGCTCGCTTTATGGAGTGGCTGATACTCAAGAGAGTATTATGGAAATGAGTATGGACCCTGAAATAAGTGGTTTTGATGTAGTTCTTGCGAACAAATTGCGCAAAAGCGTGGCAAAAAAGAAAAAAGATTTGATTGTTGCTGTCCATGATAAGTTTTACAAAAAGGGTAAAGACTTAGGAACTTCTGATGCTTTACTCAATTATGTATGGGGGCAACAAATCAAAAGACAGCTTGGATATTCGTTCTCAAAAAACCACTGTATGCCGTACACGGTCATTTGTCTACAGTGTATGAACATTGTTAAACGATATGGCTCAATTTATTGGAATTGTGCTTGTTTAATTGTTAATAGTGGAAGTACAGATGAAGAAGACGTTGAGAACAATGGCGGCGTAAACTACGGACGCATAGCAAAAGCTATGGGTAATATGATGCAACATGGTATTAAAATTGCTTTGCCTGACTTGAACAGGGTTCATTTTGGATTTTATCCTGATGTTGCAGATGGAGAAATTGTATATGGATTGAAGCCAATTCAAGGGCTGGGAAGTAAAGTTGCAAAAGCAATTATTGATTATGCTCCGTATACTTCTTCTAAACAGTTTTATGAAAAGATGCAGCAGTTTAAAGAAGATGCTGATGAAAACAAGTTTGGCGATACAGCAATGATTTCTTTAATTAAAGCGGGTTGTTTTGATACTATTGACAACAAACCCAGAGAAGAAATTATGAAAGACTTTATTAGGTCTATTTCCAGTCCAATTACATCTTTAAAAATTTCCAATATTGAAGATATGAAGCGATTAGGTTTATTAAGCGAAGACCAAGTAAAGTATGAATATCGTCTTTATCGTTTTAGAAATTATGTTTTTCAGAAGCAATTTTATTCTCATCAAACTGGTAAAAGTCCTACCACAGCCTATTATTTTCTTGATAGAACTTATGCCGAACCTTATTTTAAAGAAAACTTCATCGAGTTGATGCAAGAAAATAAGGATTATGAATATGCAGAAAATGGATTAATTGCCGTTAAGCGTGGTAGTTTTGATAGAGTGTTTGATAAGCTAATGAAAGATTTCAGAGAAAATTATCTTTCTTCTCAAGAAATACTTAACAAAATTAATGAGAACCGTTTTAATGATAAGTGGAAAGAAAAGGCACAAGGCAATCTTTCTAAATGGGAATTTGACTCTATGTGTTTTTATTATCATCCCCATGTGTTATTAGCGGCAGATATTCAGAAAAACGAGCTTGCTAATTTTGAAGAATTGCCTCTTCAGCCAGAGGGTGTGGCTACTTATTATTTTAGAGGGCAAGAAAAGATTCGTTTTGGTTTAAGTAAGATTTGCGGAACTGTGCTTGATAAAAATAAAAATAAACATACTGTTGATATTTTAACTCCAACAGGAGTTGTAACCTTAAAATTTTATAAGGGGCAATTTAGTTTTTATGATAGACAGATTTCTAAAACAAATCCAGATGGAAGTAAAACTGTAATGGAAAAATCTTGGTTTTCTCGTGGAACTAATCTATTAGTGACAGGATTCCGTAGAGACCAACAGTTTGTTCCTCGTGTGTATAAAGACAGTGTTTATAATCATTCTTTACAGCTTATTAAAGGTATTGATAAGAATGGTATGTTAGAATTAGTTTCAGACAGAATCGAGGTGGACTCAACCAATGATGTAGCAGTCTAAGATAACAGAATCAGATAAAATTATTAAGATTCACGCGACACTAAACAATGTAATTTTTCCTAAAGGTGGGTTTTAGAATATAGTTGAGCCCACCTTCGGGATAGTTTCTTGGACTATTATTACTGTAGATGAACGGAATCCAGAAGAAGACCGTTTTGGCACAATAACAGTTAAGGGAACATATCCAACCAATATTCGTCCGAAATCAAATTATATTATTATTGCAAAAGAAGTTGAGCATCCTCAATATGGTACGCAATATGATTTAATTTATTTCAACGAAGAATTTGATTTAACCAAAGCAAGTAATCAAAGAGCTTTTCTAAAAACCTTTTTGACTGATAACCAGATAGAAGAGTTCTTTAAAATTTTTCCCAATCCAATTCAAACTTTGGAAAAGGGAGACCCGAAAGAATTAACTAAAATTTATGGCGTAGGAGATTACATTGCAAATTGTATTCTTGAGCGTTATGAACAAAAGAAAGATGTCGGGCAAGTATATCTTGAATTAGACGGTATTGGGCTTTCTTCTAATTTCATTACGAAACTTGTTCAAAAATATAAAAATCCTTCTTTAATTGTATCAAAAGTTAAAGAAAATCCCTATTCATTAATTAAAGATATTGATGGAGTAGGTTTCTTAACAGCAGATGCAGTTGCTCAAAAAGCAGGATTTAGTAAAACAGATGTTCGAAGGATTAAATCTTTTATCATTTGGTTTTTGAATAAAGAGGGAGATGAAGGTAATTCTTACATCTCTGCTCAAGAGCTTAATGCGAATATTTTTGAAACATTAGGTTCTCCACAAGAGATAGTAGAGAATTATGATGTTCCCGAAGATGCAGATGGTTCTATTCCTCGTAATAACATTGCTAAAGCAATACAAGAATTACAAGATGAGCGGACGATTATTCTTGAAGACGGAGAGCGCAAAGCGAATCGTAGAGTTTATTTAAAGAAATTTTATGAACTCGAAAGAGATATAGCCTATCACTTGAAGCGACTTCTTAATGCTCACAGTGATTTTAAGATTGAAAATTTTGACGAAAAAATCAAAAAAGCAGAAGAAGAGCAGGGATTTGAATTTACTCAAGAGCAGATTGATGGTATAAAATTAGGCTGTGAAAAGCAAGTTTGTATGATAACAGGTCTTGCGGGTTCAGGTAAATCAAGCCTTGTAAATGGTATTCTTACTGTTTTGAACAATTATACTTTCGCTCAATGTGCTCTTTCAGGGAAAGCTGCTGCGAGACTGCAAGAAGTTACAGGAGTTTCGGGAAAAACGATTCATCGTTTGCTTGAATATAACGCTGATGGATTTGTAAGAAACGAAGAAAACCCTCTTACAGAGAATATCATTATTCTTGATGAAATTTCTTTGGTTGGTGGAGAGATTTTTTTAGATTTGCTTAAAGCTATTCCTAACGGTTCTAAATTAATTGTATTACGGGACCAACGGCAATTACCAAGTGTCGGCCTTCTAAATCTTGCCTATGATATGATGAACAGTAATCTTATTCCTGTAGTAAAATTGCAACAGGTTCATCGTCAAGCAAAATCTTCTGGTATTTTAACAGTAGCGTATCAAGTGCGTAATGGTTATCAACTTTATGATGATTATGCTCAAGAAAGTGTAGAAACTGTTGGGGATAAGCAAGATATGATAATTGATGTTTGTCCTGAGAGCGACGATGATAGGGATAAAGTTTTAGCTTATTTTGAAGAATATTATAATTCTCCTTTAGTTGGCAGAGACATTGAAAAAATTCAAGTTATTTCTCCTGTTAAAGAAAGGGGAGATACTTGTGTATTTAACTTAAATCAAGATATACAAGAACTTGTTAACCCCATTGAGCCTTTTAAAAATAATTTTGTCATAAAGAAAAAGCGTAAGAAAACGGATAAAGATTTAAGTTATGTTATCCAAGAAAATGACAAAGTTATGTGTATTAAAAACAATTACCATGTTTTTAATACATCGGGCGGCGAAACAGCAATGTTTAATGGTTGGACGGGAATAGTTAAGGAAATCAATTATGAAAATATGATTATTGATTTTACTTTAGGGGAAGCTCCTATAATTATTCCGTTGAAAGATGTGGGTAATTATATTATTCTCGGCTATGCGAGTACAGTACATCGACTTCAGGGTAGTTCAGCAGATGTTGTAATTGGAGTTTTGAATTGGGGTTGTCCTCCTAATATGGCCTCAAAAGAACTCGTTTACACTTTAATTACTCGTGCTAAAAAGAAGTGTATTTTAATTGCAAATACAGGAACTTTAAGAGCTGCGATAGGAACTGATTCTGTAGCTTACAAGAGAACTTTCTTACCAGAAATGCTTCAAAAAGATTTTTATTGGCTTAGAGCAGAATATAATAAATCAAAAAAGAAAGCAAGTGATGAGCAGAAAGCTCGTATGAAAGAAATAGCGGAAACTGCGATTCCGATGCCTAAAGATTAATTAAATAAAACACAAAAAAAGCCCTTGACAAACGAGGGCTTTTGTGTTACAATACAGACACTAAGATAAAAAATGGTGATATTCTATGGACAAATATTTTTATTCTAATTGTTTCTTTGAAATGATTAAAGCTAAAATTAAAAATCCTAAAGTGAAGATAATGTATCTTCCAGCTTTTCTTAATGAAGCTCCATGTCCTCATTGGATGTGGCTTGATGAAGAGGGTGAGCATGATTTTCATTACAGGGGAAGACTTCCTTGGTATAAATGGTTTTGGCATAAAGGACATATTAGGACTGTTCATAGAGGTTGCTATAAAGGTTGCATTATGCAAATGATTGAAAAGAAATATTATGAGGGAAAGCATGAATAAGTCAAATATCCCAGCTACTTTTAAAGAAGTTGGTTTCAATGAAAGTTTTCATATGGGAAAATCTGAGAAATTTTCTTATTATATAGATAAAGACTTTGATTTTTGGTGCGAGCTTGAGGGAGGAGAAATTATTAAATGCCCTTCGGCTTATCGTATTGATGCATTTACTTTTACTTGGTCTGGTTGTCGTTATTGGTATGATGAAGAGACTAAGCGCCATTATTATGTGAATCCGTTTTATGACGGAGAAACATTTTATCTCTATGCATATAGTTTTGGAGAACTACTTGAGCTTATTAGGAAATTTGTAGAGCCAAGTGATGAAATAGAAGATGTACTTGATTCTTCTATTGAAATGAAAACATATAGGAATACAATAACAGAAATTTTTAAAAATTAAGGATGAATTATTATGAATCGTGAACAGCGTAGACAAACAGTAAAGAATCTTCAAAAGAAAGGTCTCAAGAGAGAATCCGCAGAGACTATTGTTGAACGTATGGACTTTACTGAACATCATTTTAGTAGAGATGTTTGGGAGGGTGAAAAGGTTAAGTTGAATTATGACCGAATCACTCATTATAAGGATTGGAAAATTCTTCGTCAGGAATATCGAGATTTTGTTGAAGCTAACAAAGATACTGTTTTTACAGTAGAATTTGATGATATTCGCAAGAAGGAAGCTGAGAAGAATGAAGGGTTGAGTGGTCTTTGCCAGTTTGTTGAAGATACCACTCCTGTAAAGTGGCTGTTTTATGCTATTGACCTTATCCCTGAACCTAATCAGAAGCGTCCTAAAACTGAAACCGAACTTCAGAATGAAGCTTTCTTGGCTCATGTGGATGAAGTTTTAAAGGGTATTGAATAATGGAAAAAACTGTTGTTGGGGATAAATATGTTTTTGTTACCCCAGAAGAACAAAAATTAGCAGATGATTGTTTACAACTTTTAAGTGAAGAAGTAAAAAGATTGAATCCCAATTGCGAAAAAATTGGATTTTTGTCTTTTGATGATAAAACTTATGTCGTGCCTGTAAATGGCTATAAACCTTTAAAAGTAATGTTTGATACGGATGAAGTATGGAAAGTTTCAATAGACCCAGAAAATGAAAAAGAATTAATTGCTGAACGTTTTGCCACAAAAGAAGAACGAGAAGAAATTCTTAAAGCTTTAACTGTGAGCGGAATTAATTCCTTTAGGTTGGAGGATTAACAATGACTAATCTTGTAATTATGGTTGGACCTGTGGCAAGTGGTAAATCTACGCTTGCAAGTAATATTAAAAATGTATATGAACGTAATGGACAGAAAACTATTATTGTTTCCTCTGACCAGATTCGTGTTGATTTATATGGCGATATTAATGACCAGACTCATAATGACGGGGTTTTTAAGGAAGTCCGTCGTAGAATTAATAACTGCATCGGGAAAATGAATGTCATTGTAGACGCTACCAGCATTAATGTAAAGTCTCGTGTTTCTTTACTTGACCTCGTTCGCAAGAATCTTGACGTGCGTAAAATTGCTATGGTTATGACCACTCCCGAACCTGTATGCAAGATGCTTAATCGTAAACGCGAAAGAAAAGTTCCAGAGTATGTCATTGATAAGCAGATTGGAAATTTTGAAATTCCTTTTTATGAAGAGGGTTTTGATGAAATCAATCTAATTGATTGGAATAGTAATTATTTTTCTTATGCGAAAGATGAGCTTGCTAATATGGAGATTGACAACGATTATATCCCCAATCTTATGGTTGGCTTTGACCAGCGCAATTCTCATCATAAGTACACTCTTGATATTCATTGTAAAACTTGTGCAGAAGAAATTGCAAAACGAACTGATAATGAAGTTCTCATTCGAGCAGCAGAAATCCATGATTATGGAAAGATGCTAACTCAGGAAGAGAAAGATGATGGCAGCGGTGAATGTCGCTATTATAGCCATCATAACAAAGGGTGTTATGAATTAATGCATCCTCTTGCATGGATTGGTTTTAAAGATTACAACAAGTGCCTTGAGTGTTTGTTTTATGTGAATTTTCATATGCTGCCCTTCTTTATTGAGACTGAAAAAGCTCAAAAGAAATGGGAGAAAATTATAGGAAAGGAAAAGCTTGATAATCTTTTCTTGTTTAATAAATGTGATAAGATTGCAAGTGGTACACAGTAATGTGGAAACATCCTCTGCTTGGTTATATTAAGCAAGTAAAAGCTATTTATGAGTATAATAATAAGCCTATTCGAGATTGGAATTTTAAGCATTGGCTTGAAGACCTTTCTGAGCAAGCAGAAAAAACTCACGATGCAAGCCTTTTGGATTTACTTAAGGTGTTTGAGCCTCTTGATATGACCATTGATAATGAATATGTACTTTTCCATTATAAGGGTTTTATTGACCTGAGTGATATGGGGTATTCCGAGGCAGATTTTTTCTATCTTTATGATGGGCTTTATCAAGAGTGCCGTTCTTGTGTTTTTGATGTAAAGAAAGAAGA